GGTAATAATTTCAATCATCTTACCAAAGAACAAAGAAAAAAATCATTAGAAAATCGAGAAAAAAGAAGAAAAGAGAAGGGATTTACTGAATCCGAGATTTTGAATCATAAAAGATTAAGTAAGCTTAAATGGAAATTTACTGAAAATAGAACAAAACATTATAAAAATAGAAAAAATCGTTTAAATAATAAAGAATTTACAGAATATGAATTGGCTGGATATAAAAGAATGAGCGAAAAACTAAAAGGTATATCAGCTTCAGAAAGATATAATATTGTTGCATTTACAAATCCAACCAAAGGTAAATCATTTAAAGAGAGTATAGGATCAGATTATATACATCCTAAAAGAAAGCAATGGCATTTAATAGTAAATGGCGAACTTAAATTTCTTGTAGATAGCACACACGAATTACGCAAAATTATATCTTATGCTATAATAAAACAAATTAATCAAAATAATTTGTATAAAGTAATCAGAACTAATAATACAAAACATAAATTTCAAAATGGAGATATTTTAGAATTGAAATATATCGGAGATTCTGGTGATATGTTAAAATTGAAATAATCTAATTTATTATGCTGCTGATTCTGGAGTAGCACCTCCAGAATCAGCTCTACCTTCTGTAGGGGCACTACCTTCTGTAGGGGCACCACCAGCTTCCCCACCTTCTGGTCCTACTGTTGCGGGACCACCAGCAAATGCTGGAGGCATACCTCCAGCACCTCCTCCTCCTCCACCACCTTCTGGACCTGCTGCTCCTGCTTCTGGACCTGCTGCTCCTGCACCAGCCTCTGCTTGTGCAGAAAGAATTTCTTTCCATTTAGGACCTAGTGTTTCAATTTGAGTTAATTCCCAGCGAAGTTCTTTATCCTTTCTTAAGAATTCTCGATTAGCTTTAATATCTATATCAGTCCAACCCAAATATCTTTTTTGAGCAAAAGTGGGAGACACAGATTCGTTTGCAGCTAGATTACCAAAATTTGCAACTTTCAATTCTAATTTCTGACTCTCTCTGAGTTCATAAAAATTAGTCGGGACATTAAATTCGATTTGCAAAGACTCCTCAGTAATATCAAAATCTTTCCATAAGCCTTTCATCTGCAAATGAGTAACAAACCCACTTTTAATCCCATATGAAAATAATTGCTGCTGACGAATTATAAATCTTGCAAATTTTAATTCTTCTCGAAGCATATCTGCACCATCTCTGAATGCATCTTGCGGATCTAAACGAGTAGTGGGAACTTTTAAAGATGAATATAATTTCTTGACAAAATACATCAAATCTGTCAATTCTCCTAAATTAGATGCCCCAGCTAACTGATCTATTTTAGTACCTTCGGACCCGGCACGTTTAGCAAACCAGAAATTATCGAGAATCGATTGTGGATTGAATTTTTGTACAATACCACCCTTATCTGGGTCATAAGTCTTTGATGCCCAATACGATGAAATTAATTTTCGTAGATATGCTTCGGCCTTAGGAGCAGGCATATTACCTACATCAACATTAAACACCAATCTTTCTGGTGCTCTAGCCAAACGATAGATTACAATAGAATCTTCTATCATTGATAATTGTCGATAGGCTCGTCTGGCATTTTCTAAAAACGGTAGACGCATGGTCTTAGATTCATTCCACACATCAGAATTAACATATGTGATTTGACTCTTATCCATTGGAATATAATCCACACCTATTTGTTTCAATGGATTATTTGGATCGAATTTAGGTTTTCTATATAAATATCCCTTAACTAAAACATTTTGAACATTAGAAAATACCGGATCTATCAATTCCGATGGAACTTGAATTACTCCAAGTATACCTTCTTCTGGATAGTCTTTGTGTATAATATGCTCCCAGTATATTTCACCCTCAATCAAAAGCTGTCTGTAATATGACCATCCCTTATGCTCGAAATCAAAATGTGCAGTATATTTTAAAAATTCTGTTTGTAAAGTTTCTGTTTGAAAATTTGATAAAGATAAATTTTTAAACTTCAAATTCATACAACTGTTTGTATGAGAATCTATATTAACAGTTTCGTCACAAATTTCATCTAAGGCATTAGCCACTTCCGAAAATGCCCCCATTATTCTATAATCTCGAACTCTTGCTAACTTATCCTTTTGGATGTTAGCATACATCACCTCACTATAACGCTTATCAGATGTTATATCTCCTACCGAATGATTATTATAATCATAATTTTGTGAAATGGAATGACGAGCTAGTACTTCAGCTCGTTTAGTACCCATTTCTTCAAAATATTTATATTTAGGATTTAATGTGTTAGTAAGCTGAGATACATCGAAATTTCCATACGGCAATTTCGAAGAAATGTAAGACATTAAATCTCTTCCAAAGGTAGAACCTTTCCCATCATCTGAATTCGTCGGCATGTTGGTATTTATCTATTAAGACGCAGAAAGAAATACTAATTTAGTATTTATAGAGTTTGTATCTTTCCATCCTATATTATTCAAAACTACAAAATTTATTTCAGCATCTTCCGATAATCTAGGCAATGATACATGAATCGCATTTTTATTCAAAACTGTATAATTAGATTTAGGTAATATAAACCCACTTACGGTGGGATAATATGTAAATCCGAAAGAAGAATAATTAGTATAAAGAGTATCAGAATTACTACTTAATAATATATTAGTAGTATATTGAAAATTTTGACCTAATATTGTAAATGTCATATTAGAATTAGAACTTTGTATAACTTGGTCTATCCCCGATAACTCTCTCGTAGATCCTGCGGTATTTAAATATAAGTTAGATATTACTGGAGCACCTGAAATATAAACCATTTCGTTTTCATTCAAAATACCTGCGGATGCATCATAGATATAATTTTCAGCAGTAAGGCTATCACTGAAAGAATCAAATAACAATTTACTCGAAGTTCTGAAGTTAGAATCTACAAAATATATATTATTTACATAATCTTCATAAGCTTTAGGGAATAACCACCCTTTTATAGTAAAGGAAGTTGTTGCAATGAATCTGGGTTTATCGGCAGACGTAACATCTATGGGATATTCTAGATTAATAGTTCCATCCCATAACACTTCGGATCGTATTTCATTATCAGTCTGTAAGCCAAATGAATCGGGTATCTTCCAACTTATTACAATATACGGATTAGAATATGGAGCAAAATTAGATATTATCTGATCCATATCACTTTGATAATTAGTTAATATGTCTACCGATACCGTTAAATTTACAGGAAGCGGCATTCTTACATGTGCCGTATGTTTACTGGTGGAGTTACTATTTACTGGCTGGTAAAAACCTGCTATTTTATTAAAAACTCTATTTTCATCTCTTGATATAGAAGTAGTATGTATTGATATTACTGGTACTGTAATATTTTGTGCTTTATTTACTATATCATGAATTACTCGTTCTTTGGGAGCATGAATATATCGTACTTTAATTTTTTCCTTGGCATCTCTATTTTTATTGTGTCTAGAAATTATGACATCATCCATTGCTGCAATGAATTGAGTCAATAAATCATGAATTTCAAAATAGAAACCGTTATTATACATGTTTGTATTTACTGTCTAAACAAACCTTTTTAAAAAGTATTTCGGTAGTTTCTTGGAATTTCTAATAACTGCATCAGTTATAGTACCATCCATAATATATGTGATACATTTATCATTTTTAGTTCTAACTCCTCTTCCGCATGCCTGAATCAATTGATTCAGCATTTGATTCACATACCAATTAGGGTCTTCTTTAAATAACTTTTTGATACGTTCATCATTTAGCGGCATGTATGCAGCTTTTGCTACAATCTGAAACCTAGCCAAATCCTCTTTCAGATCAACTCCATATGTCATCGAAGGGCTCACTAGGATGGTCGGTCCAGTGGCTTCTATGTGTCGTTGGATGATTTGTTCGTTATTAGCACCATCCAACCGGAATAGGAATCTAGGATCATCGATATTATCTTTAAGATATTGTGTAATTTCCATAGTATGGGTATGAATAACCCCTTTTACATTTTTATGAAATTCACAGATTTTTAATATATTATCTTTTAATACCGGAAGTTTCTCTTTGAGATTCTTGTAATTTAATTTACTTCCGGTTGTTACATAGATCGGAGCATTTTTAGGATCAAAGGTCGAATCCACTTCGATATATTGATACTTTTCAATACCTAATGTCTTACAAAAACTTACATGATCGATAATCGTTGCAGACATTAATAGTATTTTTTTACCATATTTAAAAATATGTTTAGCAAGATTATCTACACGAAGTGGTTTTAGTGTTACACCTTCTAAGTTATGTTCTATGACATATTCACAATCTTCCCATGTATCTACCGTGGTTTTAATCTGTGCTAATAGATTACTGAATAACTTAAATCTCTGCACATCCGTATCAGCAGTAGAGGTATTCTTTTTCTTTTTCCCTAAAAGTTTTTTGATATCTTCTACTTCATTACCCAGTTTTAGGATCAATTCCCCCAACCAAACTCTGAATTTTCCATAATTTTCTACCGGAATATCAATAGGTTTGTATCCTAGCCGTTTGAGTATTTTGTAGTTTAAACTTCGACTAAATCTTTTTACCAATTCTGATTCTAGTTCAGAAGCTTCGTCACAAATGATATATTCCCTCTTCTTAACATGCTCAGGCAAAGACATAAACATGCTATAATTGAGAATTCCGAGTTTATTGACTAACGTATCTCTTCTAGCACAATAATAATCACAGGTAGAATTTACTAAACAAGATTCTTTAATTCTGGGATTAAAGTGGCAGGGAGCAAAGTCCACATTATAACTTGGATCTACTCTACAAAGATAATTACTTTTACCTTTCAGTGCTTCAGAATCTTTGAATAGATTTGTATATTGGTCCTGAAGACTTTTGGTAATAGTCAATGCAAATGCCCCGAAACTAGGTTCTGATTCACATTCTTCTGCTTTGGCAAAATCTCCGAATTGATCTACTCTGAATGCATTATAGGATTCTATCAATCCTTTGAAGTTTTGGGAAATTTCGGGGGATTTATTCGATAAAGTTTTTGATAAAAACGATTTGCCACTTCCAGTTGGAGCACAACAAACCACAAAATTAAAACCATTATTAAATGCAACCTCGATTTTATTGATGATATCAACTTGCTGAGATTGTGGAGTAAATCCATCTGGAAAATAGTCTAGTAGAGCCATCCAAACATCTTACTATGTAACAATAGACAAATCAAGACTATTCTTCTCGAACAATAAAATTTTGTTATTGTAGAAACGTGAATTATTATTTTGAGTCAATGCCATCAATTTATAATACAAATTAGTATCATTTTTTGATATAGCATTTAAAGTATAGTCTAAAATAATATAAGATTTTTCTTTTTTAATAGCAAATGGATAAGGCAATTCTATTTTCTTCTGTATAGTATTACTAACCTTTAAATATAAATTATAATAATAATCTTTCTGATTAAAAATTACTAGTTTACCTTCTTTCAAAATTTTATTATTTATTGATAGCACTATATCCCTTTGTAAAAAATATCTAAGTTCCGTCTCCAGTGTCTCCATTCACATATTTAAAGGAAAATCTTAGTTAATCAAGAATCCATAAAATATAATTTTTCCATAGGTGACATGGTAAGATATACTTTATTAAAAGTTTTCCAAAATTCTCGTTCTTGTGCTATAGGATAAGTAGACACCAAATAACATTCGTCGTAATTTACACATCTAAAATCCATCATTAATATATCCCATGTAATAACTAATTTCTTCTGTCTTGGATTGAATGGGGGTAAACCCTTAGGACGACGATATCCTAAAACTCTCCTGCCATTATTAGAATTTAATAATGCCATAGAATTTGTACATAACATCCTTCTAAAAGCGGGTCTACCACTTTCATAAAGTCTTCTTTTTATAAAGAGTTCGCAGACATTATTCCTCAATGCCATTTCTAACTGGCTATAATTGGTCTGTAGTACTAAAGGGTTATTGTAATCTCTTTTGGGCACTTAATTATTTAGTGCTGCTTCTCTTCGCAATCCCAAACATTCTTTGTTCGTTTAGGAACATCCCTTTATTTACTTTTCCGTATCCATCAACTTCTAAATTGGAAACTGTAACACCTTTATCATTCGGAAAAATTACAATATCATCCTTTTTGCAAAATTGGACGTTAGGACCCACTAGTACAACTTTAGCCTTTCTCCATGCTTTAGTATTAATGTTAGTAGGAACATATAATCCATTTCTCATCACTGCGGAGCCTTTAGAATCTTCGATTTCATCTATAAATTCTACCAATACAATGTCATCAAAAATAAAAGATAATTTAAAATCATCCAAACCGAAGCAACCTTCAGAGTTTGCGTCTAAATCTATCATTCCTTTTTTCAGTTTCACATTATCCATGTGAGAGGGTATTTCCATTGCCATATAAATTAATTATCTATATTTTGTATAAAGTCAATATATAGTTTTATTTCTCTTTTAGAAAGTTCTGATAACTTTGCAATATAATTTATATCAGTATCTTCTGGTATCTTTTCTTCTTTATTTTTTTTGATGTAATTGATTCTTTTCTTTTTTACTTTAGGAAACATATTTAATACAAATTCGTATTGTTCTTGTTTCGTAACAAATGATTTTCCATAGATATTTGCCGTCTCGTTAAGTACTTGAGTAAGATCGGGAGAATACATGCTACACCAGCGATTAAGCATATAAAGATTGAATTGTGTTTCTCCTTCATTTAAGGTATTTAGTATATTCTTTTTGAAAAGAACCGAATCTATAAAATTAAATATTGTGTCTTCCATCTTATTTTCCTTTAGTATAACATACAATATCCAGAAGCACAATATAATATTTCGATTGTCTTATATATAGTCTGCACATACCTCACATAGATTATACCGCTATAACATAAATCATATCTTGTAATTGAATGATATTTACATTAATTTAGTAGAGATCCAAGTTTTGACATCTATTTTAGGATCAAAATTTAAAACATTTTTAATTTTTGATATATTTGCTAAAGTGTGTCTAGCTTCTCCTTCTCTAAATGGTATGTGAGTAGAATTATCACTTATAAACGAAGCTATTTCATTCATAGAATAATTAATTCCACTACCAACATTAAAAGTAGATCCATTTATTTTTTCTTTATGATTAAATGCCAATAAATTAGCTTGAACTATATCATAAACATGAACAAAATCTCTTCTTTGTTCACCATCACCAACAATAGTTAATGGTGTATTATTTTTTAATTGATTTAAAAATATACCGATAACAGGAGCATAAACTCCTTTAGTTGGTGATCTTTCACCAAATACATTAAAATATCTAAAGATACAAGAATCTACTCCATATAATTTAGTATATACTCTAATCATTTCTTCTCCACAAAACTTTGTAGAAGCATAAGGATTTAAACAATCAATTTCACACAATTCATCTGTAGGAAGTTTATCTGTTAACCCATAAACAGAAGAAGTAGATGAATATATAAATCGATCTATTTTATAGGCTCTACAAATCTCTAAAAGCTTTACAGTGCCCATTACATTAGTGGTTGTAGCTTTTGTAGGGTTTTTAATCGCTGGACCTATTCTAGACTCTGCTGCTAAATGAAATATAGTTTTAGTATTTTCTAAAATAGATACATCTATTTTATCCGCTTCTAATATATCTAATTTAAAATAAGTAGCTTTAGGATTTTTATAAAAAACATCATTAGATTCGGCAGATTCATCATCAATTACATAAACATTATAATCATTTACTAATTTATCAACTAAATGACTTCCTATAAAACCACAACCACCAGTAACTATAACATTATTTTTTGAATTGTTCATATATTAATTTTTTATATTTTGTAGCACTCCATCCATGATTTCTATTTAAGATATATGTCGGTATATCCAAATCTTTCCCAGTATAATCTTTGTCTATATAATCATCTCCCATAAATCTCAAATTAATCCAATTTAAGTTATCTTTTAATATGTTATATAATTCATCTTCTCCGTCATAAGGAATTATATTATCAATATATTTTATTGCTGATAAAGTTTTAATTCTTTCTTGTAAATTGAGAATTGGTTTAATTTTATTTTTATTATATTTTGATGGATCGATATGCAATAAAATTGTTAAATGATTACAGTTTTTTTTACATTCTTCAAATGCTTCTATATAGCCCGGATGCAAAACATCAAAAGCTCCTATTAATATACCTTTAATCATTATTTTATTGAATAATTACCTAATATAGTAGATCCTTTAGTATCAATATTAAAATTTAATCTATTATAATTTTGACTTCTCATGAACTCATCTAGTTTATTCCTTCCGTTCATACAATATAAAAGCAAAAATCCACCTCCTCCTGCTCCTATTATTTTTCCACCAATAACTCCATAATGTTTTTTTACATAATCATATATTACATCTACTTCTTTTATGGAAATTTTATCAGAAAGTGTTTTTTTAAGTTCCCAATATTCATCCATTAATTTACCATATTCTTCAAATTTACCATTTGTAATATATTCTATAGTTTTATAACCATGTTCTTTGATTATTTTTAAAGTTTCTTCGGTATTTCCTTTTAATTTCTGTTGTTCAGAAAGAATATCAGAAGCATCTCGTTTTACATTTAAATAATATACACAAAGATATGATGTGAATTGGTGAGTTAATTGTTCCGAAAGTTCTAATGTTTTTGTAGAAACTATCCCGTTTTTATTTATATCAAAAATCTTCATCCCGCCATGAGCAGCAATATATTGATCCTGTTTACCAACAGGTTCTTTTAATATATCTATTTCTATTTTACATGCTTCTTCTGCTAAAGTATTAGGTTTTGTATCAAAATTTTTAATTCCTCTTATACAATGAAGCATTCCAACTAAAAAACTACCAGAAGATCCAAGTCCAGTATTTGAGGGTAAATCAGCACACGTATTTATTTCACAACCATTTTTTATATTATGATAAAGCAAAGCTTCTCTAGCTCTGGTATTTTTTATATATTTAGAATCTTCGACTATTTCAATTTGCGAATATCTCAATTTAGTTAATTGTTCAAAATCATCTGATTTATAAGTGATATAAATATACTTATTAATTGCCATTGAAATGACTAACCCACCATGTTTTTCGTAAAAACTAGGCAAATCAGTACCACCACCACCCAATGTTATTCTTAATGGAGTTCTAGTTAATATCATATAGTTAAATTCGATGCTTTAGCATCATCGTAAAACATTTTAACAGTTTCTAAGGAAAATTGATTTAAATCTTTATTTTTTAATTTTAATTTAGGTAAAATATCTGGAGTTACAGTTATTATATCACATCCATTATTAGCAGCTTCGTATATATTATAAACCGATCTGGTACTAGCCCATAAAGATTTTAAATTTTTATTTTCGCTCGTTTTTATTTTATATGACGTTTCTGATATTAATTCACATGGATCAATCCCTGTATCAGATATTCTACCAGCAAATAAAGAAATTATCAATGAAGAATTAATATTTTTCAATTTATTAAAAATTTCTGAAATTTGTTCAAAAGTAAATATAGCAGTAATATTTACTTTAATTCCTTTATCTGACATCTTTTTAATTAAATTAACGGTAGATTCCCCTTTTGTATTTGTTATTGGAACTTTTACATATATATTGTTTGAATATTCAGAAATTTTCTGTATTTGATATTCCATTTCAGATAACTCATCAGCAAAAATTTCGAAAGAAAACGGAAGATCTGTTATCTTTGACGTAACTTCTTTTATAAAATTAGAATAATTAGTTATACCTGCTTTACGCATTAAACTTGGATTAGTGGTAAATCCGCTAATTAATTTATTGTTTTCGTATATATCAAAAATTTCTGTTAAAACAGAAGTATCAGCATAAATTTGTATGTTCATATTATTTGATTAAATTTTTATTTTCAAAAAATAATCCATGCAATGCTACATGAGGTTCTAAATAAGTTACATCATAATTATATTGACATGCTACACCCCTAATTGGTCTATTATTAAAATCTAATTTTTGCCATGCCCTAAAATCATTATAATCTTCCATAGCTAATTTTCTAATATTATCAGTTTCTTCTAAATTCAAGTGAAATCCATAATTCACCAATTGATTTATCCAATAATCTGAATCTTGACAATTTACGTGATTATGTCCTGATTGCCCCGGTAATCCATGTGTCATTATTAAGTATTTACATTTAGAAAAATTAATTAAAAAATTTTGTATATATTCATGATTTACATGTTCTACAAATTCTACAGACCAACACAAATCGAATTTTTCTTCTAAAAAATATGGACCTTTAGTATAATCGTGGGCTGCTATTTTGTCTGGGTAAAATGAAATTTGTTGTACCTTTTCAGATCCTTCAATTCCAAAAATATTTAAATTTAAAAAATCTTTAAAATATTTTAAATGAAACCCAAATCCACAACCAACATCTAAAACAGATTTAATATTATATTTTTCACATATATATTTCCACATTTTAGGACATTCTGTGCCGGGATCTCCCTTAACATTACATCCACCCAAATGACCATCATTGAATGAAACGTCATTTAAACAAGTTGGATAATTTTGTGATGCTTCTTTTTGTATATCTATATTCATATTATTTTTTAAAATAATTAACTACTAAATGTAAAATAATTCCTTGCCATTCTTCCGCATGGGCAGTAATTCTTTGTTCATTAATAACGGGTATTAAAATACAAGCATCAGCTAATATTTTAGCTATTCCACCATCTCTACTTACTACTGCTAAAATTTGTGATCCACATTCTTTTGCATATTTCATTGCATTAACTAAATTTTTGGAAGTTGTATCTGATCCTCCACCTACAGAGAATATAAGGACAGCATCATTAAATGTTAATCTACTAACTTTTAAACTATTCTTATAAGAATCTTCCCAACTTTCGTCATTAATTCTAGCTGTTAATTCAGAAACATTATCGGTAACTGCATATGTTTCTATATTAAGAATTTTTCTGAAATCATTTACAGCATGACTAGCATTAGCAGCACTACCACCAACACCCAATATAAACAATCTAC